GAGCGCCACGTAGGGCGACAGCGTGTTGGCTCCCTTATAGGGCATCAGCGCCGCGTTCCAGATCGGCTGCCCATCAAGCCGCAGTACGAACCTGAAGGCGGTCTCGTCGTTGACAAACCGCACGTGAATCGAGGTCGCGCTCTGCATGCCGCCCTTGTCGATCAGCAGATACTGGGTCGGATCGATCAGCAGGATGTCGCCCGGCGTCCCGGCGGTGGCCGTCTGCTCGAGCGGGATGATCGGCCGCCCGAAAATCGTACCGTAAGGCGCGTCTGAGGCCCCGCCAGGAGGCAGGAATACGGGCTGAGTCGTAGCAGTCCCGGCCGCCATATTCATCGTGAAGAGGTACGGAGTGACGTCCTGGTTGATCAACCAGACCGCATTGGGCACAGAGCGCGGCCACAGCCTCGACCACATCTTCACGATGTTTTCATACTTGAGGCTCACTCCGGTCTGGCCGCTTTCAATCGCTACCGTGACCAGGGCGGGTGAGGTCAGGATTCCGGCAGGCTGGCCGCCTCCGGGCCCGTTCAGGATCGCGTCGTCCACCTTGAACGCGAACTCGTCGGCGAAGGCGCCCCTGATCACCGCCTCCAGCGCCGCCGCATCCTCGAGCAGCTCATCGGTCGCATAACACAGGCCGATCAACTTCTTGAGCGTTAAGGTCATCTGGCGGAATTTGGGTTTACTGGCGACCTTGGTATCGGCCTCATTCTGCCAGAAGGCCTGCACGCCGCCCCAGCGCGATCCATCGACTCGAGATGTTTCGTCCACCGCGTTGATTTTGATCCCGTTCGATCCGGAGGAAATCGGAATCTTGCGCACCCGCGAGGCTAGTAAGCCGACGGTGTAGGTCCGCTGCAGAAGTTCGTTGCTGAAATCCTTGTTGACCAGGAATCCGCCGTCAGCCGGCACCGTCTCGCTCAGGCCCGTCGCCGCCCGCAAGAGCCGCGGGTCGACCTTGCCGCCTGGCATGGCCGCGCTCCGCACTGCCATCAGCATCTCGCCGAAACTTGACCATTTCGACTTCCCGTCATCGTCATCCGATCTCGTGCCGTTGCCATTGCCGTTACCATTGCCGCGGCCAGGTTCGGGCTTCGGCGGAACGACCCTCGAGATCTCGCTCAATGCGTTCATGGTCTGCTGTGCGCGCTCCTCGGCCACGAGAAGAATTCTCAGCTTATCGATGTCGTCGAGGTAGCCGTTGACTTCTTTCAGCTCGGCCTCGGTCAGGTCCCGCCGCTCGGTCTGCGCCGTCGCTCGCAGGCCCTCGCACCGGTCCCATAGCGCCTCGATCCTGTGTTTAAGTTCCTGAATCTTGTCCATGCCCCCTTATCCCTTTCTGAATTTAGAAAGGCTAGGATCCGGACGCCGCGCCAGCCCGAGCCTTCCAAGGTTGTGAAATGTGACTAAACACCGCGCCGCCGCGAGCCGATTGGCTTCGGCAAGTGCCGGATCTTCCGGTTCTGGTTCGTGTGCCCGGCCCTCTTTCACCGGACCGCCCACGGCTTTAACCTTGCACTCCTCCGATCCCGGCGATGTGTCTCGTCCAGGATTGATGCAGATCGTTCGAAGCCGCACAAAATCGCCAGGATCGCGCTGCCTCAAACGGTAAGTGTCGTCGGTCTCGTCGACGTCCCCGGCCTTGAAATCGTGGTCCTTCGCCCACGCCTTACAGTCCGCCGCCGAATCCCAGTGTGCTTTCGGAAAAATCAGCGTCTGGATTTCGAATCCTTCCTGGCGCTCTTCGTCGACGTCATCTGCCGTGGCCTGGTTCTGGGCCAGAATGGCCTCGAACATCGCGCTCTCGTCGGCCGTAATGCGGCCTGATCGCGACCGCTCGACCAGGCGCGGCAAGATGTCAGAGACGGGCCGGCCAAGCGTGGCAAGAATCGAGCGCGCCGAGATGTGAGTCGCCTGGTAGGCCGGGAAAACGACCGGCGAGACCTCCCAGAGCTTCACTTTCGTGAGGGTTCGCTCGGTGAAGTCCTTGTTCCACTCCTCGCCGTCCTTCTCGACCTCGAATCCGAAGCTCGCGCCGTTGACATCGCCGCGCTTGATCGAGACCAGGGCGTCACGCGCAAACTGCGTATCGGGCGGTTCGATCTCGCCCCAGAGGCCCTTGTCGTTCTCGGTGAGCCGAAGCGTCTTGTTTTTGGTCCTTCCGAGCGGAAAATCCTGGTTATGGTTCCAGAGCGCGCGAATATCGTGCTCCTTGAGCGTCTCGGCAAAGGCGCCTGGAGCGATTTTTTCTTTGAAGAAAGGGCCCTGAAACCAGCGGTTGAATCTCGCGAAATAGCCCTCAATCAGCGGCCGGGCGTCGTCGGCCCGGATCGTGATCGTTGCGGGTATCTGCATATAAATTTTCACCGGTTTTTCCCCTGAATAAGCTTCATGGACGCCGCAGCAGGCGCCTCGTCCGAGCCTGCCGGGATCATGTTCATCGGCACCAGGTACTCGTCGCCGCCTTCGATCGGGTTCATGTTCTCGAATTCGCGGATGTCGTTGACCGAGAGCCAGCCCCATTGCCGGCCGACCGCATAGGCGTCATAACGCGATTTCGTATCGCCCCGCAGCAGGCCCTGAAGCATGAATTCGGCGAAAACATTCGAATTCGGCGCCAGTTTTCTCGTGAATTCCTGCTCGATCTCGACTGTCCAAGGCATGAGCGTGTAGGTGACAAATTCGATTCCCTGATGCTCGATGTTGTTGTTGGTCGAGCGCTCGAGATCCTGGATCATGTGAGGCGGCATCGAATAAAAACGGCATACTTCGATCACGGAAAACTTCCGGGAGGCCAGAAATTCCGCATCTTTCGCCGGCATTCCGACTTGAGTCCACTTCATCCCTTCCTCGAGGATCGCAATCCGATGAGCTTGAGAAAGGCCTCGATGCGCGTCCTCCCAGGACCGCTTGATCCGATCGTGAATCTCGTCATCGAGCCGTCCTGGATGCTCTAAAACGCCTCCGGGACGGGCGTCGTTACTGAAAAGGCGAGCTCCGTATTCTTGCTCAGCGAGGCCGAGCGCGACCGCTTCGCGCGCCTGGGAAATCGGCGAAAGGCCCACGATGCCATCGAGCGAGAACAGGCGCGGATGGAGAATATCGTCGGCCGAAAACACCCGTTTTCCGTGCCGCCAAACGTAAATCAGCTGATTTTGGCTATTTCGATCGACTTCGACCTGAGCTGGATTGAGCGGCCACAGACCTCGCACCTCACCGAGGAGATTCCGCTCGATGAACGAGTAAGAATTCCCCCAGAGGGCCATCGAGGTCACCACGGCCTGGCGGTATTGTTTGGCGGTCATTTCCGGGTTGGGCTGGTCGTGAAGCAGTCGATACAACGGATTATTCCAGTCCCTGGTCTTTCCGCGGCCCACGCGCCGGTAAACCGGAAGCGGAAGTGAACCGATCGATTCGGCCAGGCGTTTCACGCAGCCGTAGACTGCAGAAAAAGCAAGTGCGGATTCTTCCGTGACCGTGACGCCGGCTGCCGTATCGGTCGACGAAAGAGGCCGATACCAGTAATCGTCATCCGGAGGCAGTCTTCGAAGTCCGAACGCTCGTGACATGAAGCGCTCGATTGGTCGTGGGAGTCTCATGAATTACGCGCGCTCAAAAATGGGTTCAAAAATTTCCTGCTTGTCGTCGCCCCACCAATCTGACAAGAAATCAAGTTCTAGCTGTCCGCGAGTAGCATTAAATCGGGCGTCGACCAATTTAGCGTCGTCAGGGATACCTTTCACGGCCTTGAATCCGTTGATGCCTTCACTCAGCCCGCGCTCAATCAGCTTGGCGCTTATGAGTACCGTTTTCTTGTTCACAGAGTGCGGATGTCTCTCGTCTTGTAGACCGACTGGAAGCTCTGTTGAGCAGTCAGGCCAAATAGTGCGTTGATGATCGCCACAATCCCATCGATTCGTTTTGAAGAACGGATGCGATTAGGCTTTACGGGCTTGATATTGCCGGCCGGATCCTGGCCGATCGAGACGCAGTCGGCCATCCAGCGAAGCACGGGATTTCCGCCATGACGCAGCTTGCGCGCCGCAATCAGACGCTCGAATTCCTTCGATGCTGCCGTCATTCCCGCGAAAGTCTGTTTCACGGGAATCATGGTGAAGCTGTCCGAGGCCAGATCCAGCGCTATCTGGGTCGCATTCCACGGGTCATGGCAGATCTGCTTGATTTCGTAAAGATCCGCCTGGTCATTGATCGTCTTTCTGATGAACGAATAGTCGATCGCATTGCCTGGAGTGAGCCGGATCAGGCCCTGTTTGGCCCAGACATCGTATGAAACTCGATCGCGGATCGACCGCTGCCGCAGATCATGTTCCGGCAGCCAGAAGGTCGGCAGAACGAAGACCTCGTCTTCAATCAGGAAAAGCAGCACGAAGGCCGTGATATCGCCCGTCGTCGAGAGATCGAGGCCCGCGTAGCATGGTTTTCCGAGCAGATCGTTAGGATTGAAAGGCACTCCCCCTTCGTCCCATTGCTTCAGATCGATCCAGCGTGTCTCCTGCTGCGACCACTGATTCAATCTCAGCCGTCGGAACGAAGCCTGCTCCGACGGCATCTGGATCGCCTTTTCGAAGGCCGTTCTCACGCGATCGATCGGCAGAAAATCACCTAGAGCCGGATTTGCCTTGTACCAGCCCGTGGCTTTTCTGGTCTCGGTCTCCGGCTCGCCCTCGAAAGTCCAGTCGTCTTTCTGGTCCAGACTATAAATCACCGGATAGAAAGTCGGGTCGTAGTCGACACCGCGCAGAACACGATCGGCATGATCGTGCTGCTCTTCGCAGATCGGACTCTCGCCATAGACACCGGCCGTCGTGATCGCAAAGAGCAGCGGTTGACTGCGCGTATCGCCGCCGAATTGCAAGATGTCCCAAAGATCGCGGTTCTTCTGGCGGTGCAGTTCGTCAAACACTACGCAGCTCGGATTGATTCCATCCTGCGTGCCGGCGTCCGCAGAAATGGCTTTATAGAAACTGTTCGGATCATCCCGAACGAGAATAGTCTTCGTACTGTCGATGATCCGACACTCCTCGCTGAGCTTCGGACTGTTTCGAACCATCTGGGCGGCGACGCGGAACACGATGGCAGCCTGTTCCCGCGTAGCTGCAGCACTATAGACTTCAGCTCCCTCTTCGTTGTCCATGGTCAGACAGTACAGGGCAATGCCGGCTGCGAGTTCGCTCTTACCGTTTTTTTTGGGAATCTCGACATAGGCTGTCGAATACTGCCGGGTCCCGTCGGCTTTGACCGTTCCGAACAGCTTGCGGATGATCTCGTCTTGCCACCAGGCAAGCTTGAATTCTTTTCTGGCGTACTTTCCCTTCGTGTGAGTAAGCCGATTCTCAAAAAACCAGACTGCGTCATCGGCTTTTTCGGAATCGTATTCCACACTACGAACGGATCCGCTCTTTCAGCGAAGGCTTCTTCAGGTTCGGAACCACGATCTTGCCCTGGTCAGCGGGCGACAGGCCGAACTTGGCTGCAAAGCTATTCACGGCTTGCCAGGATTTCTGCGCGATTGCGACCTCGGGCCGCTGGCAGAAATAGCCTTTTCCGGTCTGATACGACATCCCGTGTTTAGCTAAAACTTTTTCGGCCTCGATTGCCCGGCTGTAATTGAAACAAAGACCCTGGAGCTCCGTCGCGAACTCCTCGGTCATCAGCCCCTGCTCGTGGAGTTGCGGAGCCAGGCGCTTCCACAGCTTGCGGCCGGCGCCTTTCAGCGTAGCCGGCGGCTTTGGAATTCCTGGGGTGAATTCTGGCCCAGGATTCAACTTCTGGTGACCGGGATTACCCTCGGCAACTTTGATCAAATACGGCTTCGGTGAAGGTCCTGGCATCAGAAAAGTCCCCCCTGCGCCATCCCTAGCGCGCTTGCGAAAAAC